CAATTTTGACGCCTAGCCATTTCTCCACGTCTTTTAAAAACCTTTGGTTGTCGGCGTCTTCCTCGGCTACCGGGTTGTTTAATATTCTGACCGTGCAAATGTCACCGTACAGTCTGACGGTTTCCGCAGCTGCAATTGCACTGGCGGCACCGCATGAAAACCATACGGCAATGGTATCTCCTAATTTTGGCATAATATTATTCACAAATTCACTCCTTGTTGCCCTGCACTGCCTGCACCTCACAATCTGCGCAATGGCCCTTCTGCTCTATCAGATCCTCTTCGTGCCAGCTTGTAACGGTGGCCTGGCATGATGGGCAGGACGCTTTGACTTTCTCTTGCCTTGGCGCGTACATGGTGATTTCCTTTTGCTTGTCTGTGTTGATGCGTTAATATTAACACAAGTGGGGGAGGATGCAAGCAAAAAGTGCTTAGTAGTGCTTAGTAAATTCTACTATGCACGAATAAAAATCATTCGTATTTTAAGGTATTGTTTTATATATATATTATTACCAGATATATGTAGAGCTTAGTGCTTAGAGAGGATAGTAGAGACAAAAAAAAAGACCTCTAAAAAGTTGCCTTTTTAAAAGTCTTTCTCTGTAATCTTACTAAGCACTATCCACCATGTTAACTTCTTGATTTCTTTAGGTTTAGTGCTTAGTAAAAGCCTACTATCCACTCACTATCCACACTAAGCACTCGCCTTAAAACCCCTTGATAACCAACACAGTACAGCGTTTTCACTTTGGTGCAAAGTACCTAACCACTTTCTTTTTGCTGTAAGGATGAACAGACTCTTCAGCCCTTAGCATTCCCTTTTCCGACATCTTTAAAAGCAACTCCTCAAGCTGCTTTTTAGGCGTCCCGCGCATTCTGTTAGACAAAACGCCCAGAGTTTCGCCGTGGTCACTGTCTACAAGTGACAAAACCTTAGCCGCCAGGCCGTCAGATTCTGCTGGTTTTTCGCAGGAATAGGCCAGCTTGATCTTCCTATCCACATCCTTCATGGCCAAAGCGAACGCCCACTTAACATGCTCAGTGGTTCTTATGCCGCCAGGCAGTGCCAGAATCAAAGACACCTTGGCCGCAAGCTCATAGCCGCGCCTGGGTATCGCCTCCAAACCTGTGTTGCCCTTGTGTTCTTCAGCAAGCGCGTGGAATGTTTCGTACACCTTCTCTAAGAGATCCACGGCTTCCGGCTCAGTAGGTACAACGGTTTTTGATCCTGTAAAGCCAACGCGCCCGCCAGTATCCAAAACGTCAAACACGCCCGGCGCGTAAAGGTTGCGTATGGAGTTTTCCAGCGCCTCGCTCATGGCTTGCTTTTTAAACTTCTTTTTGCGCTTCGGATTTGTTTCTAGGTCATCAAAGATCATGGCCCGCGCCATAAAGCCGTTTGTGGCCTGCTCAAAGCTCATGGATTCGTTAAAGGTGACTGGCGTGGTGTAACCCAAAATGGTCAAGTAGGGGCTATCTAAGCCGTCGTCAATCTTATCTAGCGATTCCCTGTGTTGTTCGCGTAACTCTTCCAGCTTGCCAAGCTTCAAGTCATGGCTGCTGTCTTTAGGAAGGTCGTTTATTTTCTTTTCAACCTTGGCTAAGTCGCGCCCAATGGTTTCCCGGATCTCTTCTTTAAGGTCGCCAGTGATAGGTAGGTAGCCATTCGCTTTTGAGTAAACAGACATAACCAGGCCAATAATGCCCTCAAGATAAGACGCGCCACCGCGTTTGCTGGCGTTTTCCAGCTTTCTAAGTACAAGGCCCAGCTCGTCAACGCTGTAAAATGCGGCTTGGTGGCGCAGAAGGTTGCGCATAAGCTCCTGTTCAGACTTGAACCCGCCGTGGACTGCCCCTTGTGTCGACGCTGCCCGCATAATCTTTAGGTAAGCTTGCTGCACTGCCTCCTTACCTGTGCCTGAGCCTGCCACACAGAACGCTATGATGTTAGCGCTCATGTCGTCAAGCTCATCTATGAAGCGCATTCCAGCGAGTCCTGAGACGGCGCACAGGGCAGCGGCAACGGCCAGGTTTTCACGAGGGTAAAGGCATTGGCTGTTTATCCATGCGGTAAGATCCCCGATGTATCCAGGTGGGCGCTTTAGGTCTATGCCGGTTGTATCCAGGTCGGCAGGCAATGGCTCGCCCTTGTACTCAAACGTCACATCTTCTGTATATCCGCCTTCTCTGGCGTGATGCAGTAACGTACCGTAACCAGCCGGGTTTAATGTTTTCCCGAAGCTGTGCCAATGGCGCGCCAAAGGCTCATGGCCAGGGTAGTCTTCGCCCGTTGCGCTCCACTCATCCCAAAGGTTTAAGCCTGCCCCGCCTGTGCAATGGTGGGTTGCCATGCCAATCTTTACCCATGTCTCATAGTTGGTATTTGGTGAAATAAACGTAAGCAACAAAGCAACCTGAGCCTGATCAACGTCGACTTCACCGCCGTCTGTTGTAACCCTGTGAAACTTTGGCTTACGTAGCAGCTCTATAAGATCATCAGGTGCCGGTTGCACATCTTGAGGAAAACCCTTAACCGTTTCATAGTCAGCGCCGCTTGCGTGGCTGGATCCTGCCCCCACAACGAATCCTGAAGATTTTAAGTCCACCCCTGGGTAGGCGTCTAAATTCTGAGACAAAGATACGCTTTCAGTCATCATAAAATAATGATGTTGGCTTCCGCCGCCTGAGCCTGTATTGACTACAAATTTAGAATCCGCGCATCCCGGAATGTCTTCACACAACTTCTTGAACGAATCAACCCCTCCGTTTCGTGCGTCTACGTCAATCACCAAGAAGCCGGCGCACAGTACACCGAATCCAGTATCAAAGTGGCCAAGCTGGTCAAAGGTGTCTATCTGCTCGTCTGACCAGTGGGGTACGCTCTGCCAGTTACTAATCACAGGATGCTTAAAAAGCGCCTTGCAGTTTTTATCACCGCAATCGCAGGCTCCTTTAGTGACGCCGTTTAGCCCGAAGACTCGAAAGCCGCCTTCTATGTAGTCGTGAATTTCACTGATCATTAGATGGCTCCGCCTTTAGCTTTCCACCGCTCTTTACCTCAAGTTCGTACTGGCGCGGCATGGGCGGAAACTTTCCCCACCGGTATATGACGTGCGGCCAAACGTCGATTGCAGTTGCCAGCCCTTTAATACCACCAAAATGTTGCTTAGCTTCGTCGGTCGTCATGGTTTTTAATCCTAAGTGTTCGTATTCGGTGTTGACATAGTAACCGCAACGGCATAATCTAGCAACCGTCATAACGACAAACACCCAATGAGGCGAAACAAGATGAGCTATTTAGAGAAGGCAAAAAAAGCAGAACCGCAAGCGCCGGTTTTGACAATCGTAGGTTTCCCAGGCGTCGGCAAATCTACCATTGCCGCACTGTTTCCGGCTCCTATTTTCATTCAGGCAGAGAACGCTTCTACTGTTTTTGAGACATGGGCAGAGGATAAGCAGCCGCAGTTTTTCCCAGAAATTCCAGCGCCCAACCTTAAGCGTAAAATTCGACCTAGCGAGGTTATTATTGATCAGTTGCGGGAGCTAATCACCGCTGATCACTCTTTCAAAACCGTTGTGATTGACACAATAACATCCATGAACTCGCTGTTTGAGTCGGAAGTGGTTGAGTTTGACCCGCAAGGCGCTGACAACATTGGCGAAGCTGCGGGCGGTTTCCACAAAGGATTCTTGGTAGTTGCCGGAATGCACGTAAAGATTCGCCAGGCTTGTGAGCACCTACGCCGCAAGGGCATTACCGTTGTTTTCTTGTCGCATACCGGCGTCGTCAAAATGAAGAACCGCCCAGAGGCAGGAGAGTACACGGCCTACAGCATGGACATGCCAGAAAAAGCCCGTCAGATCTATATCAGCTCAAGTGACGCGGTTCTGTACCTTAAGGCCCGTGAGTTTGTTATGGGTCATGAGCAAAACAAAAAGGGCCAAACCACAAAGTATGGGCGCGTTACCAACACTGGCGAGCGCGTTTTGATTACTAGTAGCGACGGCACTATCGGTTATGTTGACGCAAAAAACCGTTACAGCCTGCCCGAAGAGGTTGACGTAGAAAAAGAGCAAAACCCATTACTGGCTTTAATCCCGTTTTTTAATGGCGGCAAAACCGCACCCGCAATCAATGAGGAAGTTTAATTATGTCATTCTGGAATCTTAACGACGGATCATCAGTAGAAAACAACGGCGCGTTTGAAATGGGCGGCGGTGACATTGAGCCAATCCCAGGCAACACAGGAGGTATTGCAGCCATAGAGGAAGCTAAATGGGACGAATACAACGAAGACCGATTTATCAGCCTTAAATGGCGCGTAATGAAGCCGGACGAATTTGCCAAGCGCGTGATCTTTCAAAAGGTAAAAGTGTTCGGCACCAGCCGCGACAAAGACCCGCAAGCAACCGCAGACAAAGCCAAGCGAATGCTGGCCGCAGTTGATCAGAACGCTGGCGGTAAGCTTATGAAAGTACAAGGTGAGCCAAGCGACACAGATCTTATGACCGCACTGGTAGGCAAGGTTATGGCTATCAAGGTTCAGATCTGGGAGCTGGACAAAGACGACAACGGCCAAGTGATACCAAAAGAAGACCGCAAGCGCGGTAACTGGATTAGCGCAGTTGCACCAGCAAAGGGTGCGGCGGCAAAGCTTAAGCCGGCAGCGCCAGCACCGAAGCCTGAGCCGGCGGCAGATGAGCCTGACGACTTTGAAGACAACGTCCCGTTTTGACAATAACAGGGGCGCAACGCGCCCCAATCCCTACCCAATGAGGAATAGCAAAATGGAACAGCGATCCGAAGAATGGTTTAAAGACCGCAAAGGAAAATTGACAGGCTCAAACATTGGCGCAGCTTTGGGCGTCAATCCATGGAAAACGCCAGAAGATCTAATACGCCAGATGGTACGCGAGTATCACGGCGCAGAATCTGAGTTTGCCGGAAACATAGCGACGGAATACGGAACATTACATGAGCCGCTTGCGACAATGGATTACATGTCTTTAAGCGGAAACATGGTTGATGATACCGGCTTCCACGTTCATCCCCTCCATGACTGGCTAGGCGCAAGCCCTGACGGGTTTGTTGATGATTGCGGAGTTGTCGAGGTGAAATGCCCGTTCGGACAGCGCAATAAAAACCCGCCAGAATTTAAGACGTGCGCAGAGCAGCCGCACTACTTTGCTCAGGTACAAATGGAAATGGCGTGCACCGGCCGCCAGTGGTGCGACTTCATCATGTACTGCCCGTGGCTTGAGCCAATCGGCAAAGAGCTGTTCGTTAAGCGCGTTCATCGTGATGACGATTATATCGAGTCACTGGAAGGCGACTTGTTGGAGTTTCATAAGATGGTTTCTCGCTTTGTTGAGAGCCTGGCCGGAAAAAACACTGAGAGGAAAGCGGCATGAGCGAAGTAATGGAGAAAGAATCCACCGAGCTGGTCACCGTGCCAGCCAAGGAAACCGCCCTCGAGGTATTCAAGGCCGAGCAGGGTCTTGATCCCTACCTCGAGACCATCCGAGCCGAGCTCGACGCCTTCCTGTCCTCACCGCCCACCCTCGACACCAACAAGGGCCGCCAGGCCTACGCCTCCATGGCGCACAAGATCGCCCGTAGCAAGACCGCCATCGACGGCGTGGGCAAGGAGCTGGTCGCCGACCTCAAGGAGTTGCCGAAGAAGATCGACGCCGAGCGCAAGCGGTGGCGCGACACCCTGGACGGCTGGCGGGACGAGGTGCGCGGGCCGCTGAATGAGTGGGAGGCGGCAGAGGAGCATCGGAAAGAGCAGCATGAATCGTACCTTGAGGCGCTCAGGTCTCACGTCACGCTTGCCGATGGCGAGACTTCAGAAATGATCGCCTTATATCTGGAGCAGGCCGAAACCACCAAGGTCGATCAGTCCTGGGAGGAATACGAAGCCGAGGCGCATCGCGTCAAGGAGTCCGTCGTCACCACCCTGCGCGTGGCGCTGGAGAAGCAGAAGCAGCACGAAGCCGAGCAGGCTGAGCTTGCCCGTCTCCATGAAGAGTCGGCCGCCCGCGAGCAGAAGGAGCGCGAAGAGCGTATCGCCCGGGAGGCCGAAGAACGCGCCAAGCGACAGGCCGAGGAAACGGCCAAGGCTGAGCGTGAAGCCGTGGCACGTCGTGAGCAGGAAGCCAAGGAGGCCGCTGAACGTCGCGAACGCGAGCATCAAGAGGCCATCGATAAGCAACGCCGGGAAGCGGAGGCCGAACGTCAACGCATCGAATCCGAACACCAGCGCAAGGAACAGGAACGGCTGGATGCCGAGCGCCGCGAACGGGAAGAGGCGGCAAGGCGCCAGGCCGACAAAGACCACCGCGCCCGCGTCAACCGCGCCGCCCTGCAAGCCATGATCGACGGCGGCATGCCGGAAGACTTCGCCAAGCAGGCCATCACGCTGATCGCTCGGGGCGAAGTGCCGGCCATCACGATCAACTACTGACCCACCCGGGGCCGCCAGGCCCCATCACCACCACCCTATGAGGTAAGCGCAATGTCTCATCCCAAGCCCTGGTCACGAGCCGATTACGATCTGCTCGAGGCCCGCCTGACCGCG